AAGAAGAAAGAGAAGAAATGGATTATTTGAGAAAGGCAATTACAGGTTATCCACAATCAGTGCATCCAAAAAAACAAGAAAGATTTACAGAACTTTTTGTAAAATCATTAGAAGGTAAAGGAGATACGCCATTAAAAAAATAATTTTTTGGGCCTCCTGAAAGTGTCCCTATAGTGTAGAAACAACTTACATCATGCCTCTCACATCTGAACAAGGTTACAAAATTAGAGAGGAATACTCTGATGCAAAAGAAAAAAACATCTGTGAAAAGCATAATCTTCAACAGATTGGGGGTTCTCGTACTAAAATTGATGGATCTAATGGTGAAATCAATAAGAGCATTAAAAATGCAAGTGGTAGTAGCACTCAAGTCCATCTAACTACTCAGAATCATTTTATCAAAACTCTCGGTATTACTGGAAATGCCGCTAAGTTTATTCGTTTATTTTGTGGTAATAAGAATCTGAATAATAATGGGAAAGATCGTTATACCATCAAACAAATTGATTCAGAATGTGTCAATAAGTTCAAAAACTTTTTGACTGAGAACAAGAAAGAAGTCGTTGATCTTGTTGTTCGTAATGGGTTCAACATCACTCATGTTATCTACAATGATATTAAAAATAATGTAGAATATGAATTGACTTATGATGAGATTATTGATAGACTAAATGATTGTGAATGGGTTTTTCTTCGTGGTGGTATTCACCTAAAAAACTCTCAAGGTAAAACTTATTTTCATTTTCAGAGAGAGAGTAAGAAAAACCCCAGTAATCGGTATAATGTTTTGTTTCATATTCACAAAAATCTTTTCATCAAATGATTCTCGTTCAAGTATCAACTAAAGAACAGAAAGATGCAGTAAAGTATATCATTGAAAACTATCATTCTTATGTACCCACAAATTCCTCTGTAGGTCGTAGAATAGACTGGTTGATCTATGAAAATGATGATTTTGGTAGTCAATCAGTTGGTATGATTGGATTGGGTTCTTCTGTATATCCACCTCCAAAAGACATACTTATTCGTATGAGATTGTCTATGGAGGAGTATAGATTCGTATTCAATTCTATTGCAAATAATTGGAGATTTTGCATGACAAAATCTATCAAAAATGCTGGTACACAGATTCTTAAACAACTGAGAGAATTAGCCCCAGTTGCATGGAAGGAAAAGTATGGGGATGATCTAAAAATATTGATCACCTTTGTTGCTGGTGGTAACAACGGTGCAGTTTATCTTGCGGATAATTGGGAAGTTATTGGAAAAACTTCTGGACTTCCTCAACACAAATCTTCTTCAATGAAGTGGGATAATTCTGAACAACTCAAAGAAAAGTTTGTGAAACCTACCGGAGAGAATCAAAAGATTATTTTGTACAAAGATATTCGTCCTAAAAAAGAAAAGAAACACCCCCTTGTGACAGTTGCGAAACTGGCACAGGCACCCATTCATAGGGGACTGGATGCCCTATAATACATTTATTGATTTGAGGCACTTCTCATCGCTACTCGCTCACGCATCGGCATCGAACTCAAGGACGGTTCTGTCCTCTCTGCTTATCACCACTGGGATGGTTATCCCGAATGGTTAGGTCGTATTCTCAAAACTCATTACAACACTCGTCAACAAGTTTCTGAACTGATTGATGGTGGTGATATGAGTTCCTGCTGGACTGATGAAGTATTTGGTTCAAGTCAGAAAACTCAATATGGTGCAAACTATTACTCTTATCGCGGTGAAGATACTCCTCCTCGTCTTGATAAAGATCTGGCAGAGTATCTTCAGAATGGTGAAGAATTTGCCTATGTTTATACTCAATCTGGTGAATGGTTGTGCTATGATACTTGCGACTGGCACGATTCCTACTTGAATAATGTTGAAATTCCCTCTGGAGCACTTGCAGTATGAACTTCAAAACCACCACTTACATCTTCCTTGCGTTTATTGCTATTCTTGGATGGAATGCATTTCTAATCAAACGTGATGATGAAATGTTTTCTAAGTATAAGAATCGCCAACAACAAGTTTGCGAACAAATGAAATCCTTTCACCCTGATTGCCACATCGAATGATTCCCTACAACAAATCACGTAAAGAACAACAAATTGATAAAAAAATGAAAGATTTTTATGCCTGGGTAGAATCTGAGGCAGCAAAATATCAAGTCACTTGTGACTACATATTAGAAGAATTCATTCTTGACAAAAAATGATTGATCTCGATTATCTCTCTCACGAAGAAATAGAGTCTCTGGCAGAAGATGCCGAGGATTATCTAATCGAACGTAACATTCCTTTGCGTTCACATTCTTATGTTGAAATCATCTCTCAAGCAGTTTCACACGGATTTACTTCATGATTTCTTTTATTACTCTTTCTATTGGTGCTTTGATTATGATTGGATGGAGCTTCTTACTTGTTGCAAGTGACAACATACTTGACGAAGGTGATGAGAACTTCTATAATAGTGAGGTAAACAAATAGATAAATGACGCAAAAGTTTCTTTACATCGTTCAACACTATGTTCCTTTCCCCTCTTCTGAGTATGGTGGACTTTGGAATCTGATTGCAGCAAATGATAATGAGTGTTTTGATTTGATTGCTGAGAAGGACAGTGGTAATTTCTATGAGAAATACTATACAGATTTACGTGAAAATATCATAAAGGCACCAAAATTTGCTCTCTTGAAAGAAACTGAATCTAAAGTTGTGGAGGCATTTTTGACATGAGTTGTAATGTAACGAATCTAAATGAAATGTTTCAAAAACTTCGTGAACAACATCAAACTCGAATTGAATATCTTGAGAAAAAAATTCGTGAATATGAAGGTGAAATTCAACAACTGAAAAGTTTTATTGAAAAAAAATAAACTTTAATTTCATGAAATCAATATTTTCCGAGGGTGTTTTTGTTCAATATAAAGAATGGATCGGAGAAATTCGATTCGTTTGTGATGAATATGTAAGTGTATGTACCTCGGTAGGAACACATCGTGCTGCTGATATTTGTGTTTTAGTTTATAAAAAAGATTGGAATCAAATAAGACTTTTTAAGGAAAGTTATAAATGAATAAGTTTGGGCCCCTGAAAGTGTTCTTATTATGAAAGCATTAACCTTGGAATTCAAAATGGACGATTTTGATGATCTTTCGATTGAAGAATTTTCTTCTTTTGATTTTGTTGAAGAAATGAATGAGTCTATCGAACAAGATGAAAAGTTCGATATCAATGAATACCTTAAATCCAACATTGATTATTGATTATGAATCCCGCAACCTTGAACTTCACTGGTGATGCCGTTACCTATTTGGGTTTCGTTGGTGTCATCTCAACCTTCATTATTTTAGTTTCAGTATTCAAATCCTTCTACAAATCACCTCTCAACAAGTAAATGACTGACACTCTAAATGTTCTTTCACATCTTCGTGAACTCGAAGTATCCTGGAGAAAACAAAATTTTCAATTTACGAAACAACAACAAGAAGAATATAATCTTCTTCTTCAAGCAAGACGTGATCGAGTTGCTTATTTTTATGAAAATGATCTTGTATCAAGAGGCAGTAAAGTAACTCAAGACAAATTAGATGATGAGATTGCAATTTATAAAGAATAAATAATAAAAAAATAAAATCTAAAAATGAAGTCTTTTTCTCAATTCTGTTTAGAAGCATATGATGCCTCTTTTATGTCTGGGGCACAGATTATTCGTACAGGTGAAGGGGGAAGAATTGCTCCAGAAAGAAGAAAAACTGATCCTGAAAGAAGAAGAACAAGAAGAGGGCCAGGAGGTACAAGATTGCCTGCAAAACCATATAAACCACGCTCTGATATTGGCACTAAACGTTCAACAGAAACAAGAATTCAACAACCAGAACAAGAGCGTGGTTCTACTGATGTAAAAGCAGCAGCAGCTGCGGCAGCAAAAGAAGAAAGAAAAAAAGCAGCATTGGCAAGAATTGCTGCACGAAAAGCAGGTGAATCTGTACCAACAGTAAAAAAACGAACTGAAAAAGAACTAACAAAACAAGGAACTGAAATCCTATCAAAAAGGAAACCAGAAAAACCAAAAGGTGAAAAGGTTGAAAGAACAACTCAACGTCAATATACTAGAGACGAAAAAAAGAAAATGATAAGAGCAGGTAAAAAACTTCATAGGGATATTATCGGAGGTAAAGAGAAACCCGCATCACATTATCAACCATAATCTTTTTTCTGGGCCCCTGAAAGTGTCCCTATAGTATGAATTACAATACAATGAACATTCAACTGCGACCTCATCAGATTCGTGGCGTTGATGCCATGCAGAAACACAATAGAGGTCAGTTGATTGTACCAACTGGTGGTGGTAAAACTCTCACAATGATTACAGATTGTATCAGAGAGTTTCAATCAGAAACTCCACAGACGATTGTGATTGTGGCACCGCGTATTTTGCTTGCAGAGCAGTTATCCAGTGAGTTTTTAGAGTTTGTCATTCATGCACAAGTATTTCACATTCACAGCGGTGAAACTCATCATCAATCATCTACTCGACCCACAGAAATTCGTGCTTGGGTAGAAAGTCATAAATCTCATCATAAGTTATTATTCACTACCTATCACTCTCTTTCGCGTCTAGTGAATGCCGAGATTGATGTGAATACGATTTACTTTGACGAGGCACATAACAGCGTTCAGAGTCACTTTTTTCCTGCAACTGAACACTTCAGTGCTTATGCGAATCGTTGTTATTTCTTTACTGCAACGCCGAAACATTCCAACACAATCTTTAAACCAGGAATGAATCTTCCTGAGGTTTATGGTCAGGTTATTTGTCAAGTTCCTGCTCCTGAGTTAGTCAAACAGGGTTACATATTACCTCCTCAAGTTGTCATCAAGCAACTGCCTATGATTTCAGATCGTCAGATGATTTTTCAGCGTGATGCTGACAATCTGATGGAAACGATTTATGATCAGAATCTCAACAAGATTTTGATTTGTGCTCGCTCCACCAAGCAGATTGTGGGCCTTGTGTCTCAATCAAATTTCTGTGCTCGACTAAAAGAACTTGGTTACTCTTGGATGTATATCACTGCCAAGACTGGTGCAATCATTGATGGTAAGAAAGTAAATCGTGAAGTATTCTTTGACACTCTCAATGCTTGGGGTAAGGATAGTAGTAAGCGTTTCGTTGTGATACATCATAGTATTCTGTCTGAGGGTATCAATGTGTCTGGATTGGAAGCAGTATTGTTTATGCGAAATATGGACTACATTGGATTAAGTCAGAGCATTGGACGAGTGATTCGTTTGGGTGACGAAACCAAAAAGTTTGGTCTGGTTTGTGTACCTGTGTATGACAATGTTGGTATCAGTACCTCACGCAAAGTGCAGGCAGTTGTTGATACCATCTTCAACAAAGGTGAACCTGCTATCAGTGTGATTCAACGATGAAAAAAGGATTCAAAATGTATAAGGACACCTATGCAGCAATTCCTTATGGAAACTTAGAATACATTATTATACACAATGGCCAACAACTTGAGAAACTGTGTAAAACTGAAGATTCGGCACGAAAGTATATCAATGCTCATCGAAAGAGTCAGAGCATCTCACAACTACCTGTTGATGAGTATCTAAGGGCCCCTGAAAGTGTCTCAAGTGTATGAAGAACACTCATCTCGAACATCCTGAAGATTCGATTCTGACGGGAAATCTTTCTGTATTCGATTGGTTTGTAAATCCTGGCACTTTAAGTGTCAAGATTGACGGTTCTCCTGCGATTGTCTGGGGCACGAATCCTGCAACAGGTAACTTCTTTGTGGGCACTAAAAGTGTATTCAACAAAGTCAAGATCAAGATCAATCATTCTCATAAAGAAATTGATTCAAATTATTCAGGAAATGTTGCAAAAATTCTTCATGCCTGTTTGAATTACTTGCCTCACACTAAAAGTATTATTCAAGGTGATTTTATTGGTTTCGGTGGTGAAACCGAATATACTCCAAATACTCTCACCTACAAGTTCTCAGAAGTCATCATTGAAAAGATTGTGATTGCACCGCATACGAGTTACATTGCAAAGAATGATTTGAGAAATGCTGTATGCACTCCAATGAAGTTTAATCTTCAAAATACCTCTGATGTGAAGTTTGTCAAACCTGATGCTTACATTCAGTACGGAAAAGAATCGTTTGCTGATGTAAAGGAAGTCTGTGACTTTGCTCGTCAAATGGCAACCTTATGCAACTTTGTAAGTGCCAAGAATGCCGCAAAGATTAAGCAACAAATCAATGCCTGTATTCGTGCAGGTGATAAAATTAATCCCGATGACTTTGATTGTGATGTCAATCTCATGCGTCTGTGGAGCCTCGTAAAATCAATCAAAGATGATTGTTTAATTCTTTGTCGCAATCATGGCCCTGCGGCATATCTTCATGGCAACAGAATTGATGCCGAGGGATATGTTCTGACAAATGAGTTTGGTATGTTTAAATTAGTGAATCGTGAGGTTTTTTCGAATGCTAACTTCAATCTTGTACGAAGTTGATAATTGGGCCTCCTGAAAGTGTCTCAAGAGTATGAGAGCACTAAATTGGCAACACACTGAAATTCAAATGACTTAACTGATGATTAGATTGATTGTGCCTGCCCGTGTAATCCAACGGAAGAGATAAGCGACTTAAAATCGCTCCAGTGCG